GGACTTCTTTGTTATGCTGGACGCGCGGAAGGATAACTTGGACTTCCTCGCTCGTGGGAAGGCCGACCACTATCTGATCGCGTCCCAATGTCATCCTGATTGCTTCATCGCGCTTGCGGGCAGCGATGTGACGCTATGGCATCCCAATTATAAAGGCGTGCAAGACATAGTTGGCGACCGTGAGTGCGTCTTGATTGGCGGCGGCACAACGGTTGGCCTTCAGTCGATGTCGCTCATGTTTGCTAAGGGTTACCGAAGCATCGACCTTTACGGGTTCGACAGCTCCTACATAGATCGTGTCGGCCATGCGTATTCGCAGCCGATGAATGTTGGTGAACGCACCAACGACTATGTGGTGAACGGCAAGACGTTTACCGCTGCCAGTTGGATGGCTAGGCAGGCGATGGAGTTCCAGACCACCGTATCGCAGTTGGCCGAAGCTGATTGTGTTGTCTCTGTCCACGGGTTCGGCTTGCTGCCGGAAATCGCCCGAAACATGGCGCTAGGAGCGATGACCGAGGCGCAAAAATACGCCGCGATGTGGGACCACCCCGCGTACCGGGGCCACTCCCCCGGCGAAGACGCAGCGGCTCATTTCGTGTCCCTATGCGCCGGGCACAGTATAAGCCGCGCCATAGACTTTGGCTGCGGCACCGGCAGGGGCGGGAAAGCAATCCATGCGCTAACGGGCTGGGATGTCTGCCTCGTGGACTTCGCGCCCAACTGCTTAGACGAGGACGTATCATTCCCCTTCGTTACCGCTGACCTCAGTCAACCCATGACGGTGCAGGGCGACGTTGGCTACTGCACAGATGTGCTGGAGCATATTCCTCCAGAGCAAGTTGCGCGGGTCATTGAGAACGTCATGAGTTGCGTGGGGATGGCTTTCTTCCAGATCTCCCTCGTGCCGGATAGCATGGGGGCGCTTATTGGCGCTCCGCTACATCTGTCGGTGTTCCCGGCAAGCTGGTGGGCGCAGAAGTTTGCCGGATATGGTATCCCGCACTTCAGCCACACCGATACCGAAGCTAGGTTCTTTGTCGTCAATCACTAGGAGGCTTTAATGCCCATTCCGTCACAAGTTCTGTCTGCCGGTAACTCTCCGCTGTCCACGGTGGCAATCTCGGGCAGCGGCGCTACCGGCCTCGTAGCAGTTGGCACCAACCTCGCCACTGCACTACAGCTTTCTGCAACGTGGAACGCTATCACCACTTCTTCCGCCTCTACTGGCGTTGCCCTGCCGCCGACTGAAGCTGGTGCTGTGGTCGGCATTCGCAATGATAGCGGCCAGACCATCACCGTTTACACTCCGACCGGCTCAACCGTAAACGCCGCCGCCAGCAACGTCACACTTGCTACCGCCAAGACGATGCTCCTGTTTGCGACTTCCGCAACTACATGGGCCTCGATCACCACGGCGTAACCCAACCAAAGGGGGCGCGGAGATACATGTCCACGAGACAAAGCCGCGCCCCACTATGGCCGCTGATATGACACACGCCGCCCCACAGGAGGCTTAGACGATGACTTTGGATAGCGACACGAACAACGCCGACAGCAAGTTGCATGTGGAGTTCTATGAACACGACCGGGTGCCCTACAAAGGTGTTCCGTTCGTCAAGATCATGGTTCCCGGCGACAGACACACCATCATCGACCAGCCGGTGGCGGAGCATCACAAGGAACGGTTCCCGCGCCAGTGGCTCTACTACCAGATGAAGGCTGAGGGCAGCGGCGCACCGCTGCCGGGGCTTGACCTCGGCGTGTGGGAGAACGAAAGCCCGGAAGACCTGACGCGGGGGCAGCTTGACGAACTCCGCGTCCTTAAGTTTCAGACGGTTGAGCAGGTCGCCACGGCGTCAGACGCCCAACTTCAGCGGGTAGGCATGAGCGGCCTCGGCCTGCGTGAGCGGGCGCGGACGTACCTCGCAAGCCGCAATAACGTGCAGGCGTCTGCGGAATTGGCAGACTTGAAGGCCCAGCTTGAGTCTATGCGGGTTATGATGGCGGATATGGCGGACAAGAAGCGCAATCCCGGTCGTCCACCCCGAGAGACTACCACCCACGAGGAGTGAGCCATGTCCACCACGACGATGCTCCAGCTTGTCGATCAAGCAGCCAACGAGCTGGGCATCGCCGCGCCCGCGACGGTCGTCGGCAACTACACCCAGGATGTGGTGCAGTTGCTGGCCCTGATTAACGCGAGCGGATACGAACTGCTGCGTAAGCACGCTTGGCGCAACCTGACCAAGCAGTACGCCTTCTATACGGAATACCTCACCACTACCGGCACTTGGACGACTGCCTCGGCGGCGGTTTCGTCCATCCCCACCACCTCGGGGCTGGACACGACCTACATCGCTATCGGCACAGGGCTACCCAACGTCAACTTCGTCGCTAGTGTCGATAGCGGGACGGCGGTCACGCTGACGGCGACACCGACTGAAGCGGGGACTGCGGCTACGCTCTACTTCCAGAAGCTGCGCTACTCTTTGCCGTCCGACTATGACGCGATGGTCCCGCGAACGATGTGGGACAAGTCAAAGCGATGGGAGATGCTGGGGCCGGAGAGCGCCCAACAGTGGGAGTGGTTGCAGTCCGGCTACATCGCCACCGGGCCTCGCGTCCGCTGGCGGTTGCTCGGCAATTACTTCCAGATCTGGCCGGGGTTCAGCAGCGCCGAGTACCTGGGGTTTGAGTACCGATCCAACGCCTGGGCGGCTACGGCGGCGGGCGTTGCCAAGACCAGCTTCACGGTAGACACCGACACTTGCATCTACCCAGACCGTTTGATGGTCCTGAACCTCAAGCTGAAGTATTTTGAGGCCAAGGGGTTCGACACAACGGCGATGTACCGCGACTATCTGACGGAACTGGAAGCGGGGATCGCCCTCGACACGAGTTCTGCCAACCTTAGCTTTGCGCCTCGCCCAGGCACGGTTTTGATCGGCTACGACAACATCCCCGACTCGGGATACGGCAGCAGCTAACACCCGCCGGAGGCTACGGTGCCCGTACTAACAGCCAAGCGCGCAAGTCTCAACGTAGCGTCCATTCCAGCCCCCGTGGGCGGATGGAACGCCCGCGACTCCTTGGCGAACATGGACCCGCTGGATGCTGTCCAGTTGGAGAACATGTTCCCCACCGTCAGTAGCGTGGTGTTGCGCGGAGGCTACACCGAGTGGGCTACCGGCCTTGGCGCTCAAGTGCAGACGCTCATGGCATACGCCAGCGGAACGACGCAAAAGTTGTTCGCCATTGCGGGCACATCGGTCTTCGACGTTACCGCGACCGGGCCGGTGGGCGCTGCGGTAGTGACCGGCCTGAGCAACGCGAAGTGGGAATACATCAACGTAACCACGGCCGGCGGCTCCTACCTCTACATGGTGAACGGCGTCGATGCCCCGCGCCTGTATGACGGCACTACCTGGGCGGCGGTGACGGGCGTCTCCACCATCGCCATCACCGGCGTGACTACGACTACCCTCACCAACGTCGTGCTGTTCAAGAACCGTGTGTGGTTCATCCAGGCCGACACCCTGAAGGCGTGGTACTTGCCGACCAGCGCGGTTGGCGGCGCGGCGCAGGTGCTTGACCTGAGTTCGTTCGCCCGTCGCGGCGGCTATCTCGTCGCCGCCGGAACATGGACCCTCGACGCGGGCTACGGCGTGGACGACAACCTCGTGTTCGTCACTTCCGAAGGCGAAGTCATCGTCTTCCGAGGCTCCGACCCGGCAAGTGCGGCTACCTGGGCCATGTCTGGCTTGTGGCAGCTTGGCGCTCCGGTCGGCAAACGGTGCCTCATAAAGTTCTCCGGCGACCTCTTGCTGCTGACGTTTGACGGGCTGTACCCGCTCGCAGCGGCGCTCCAGAGCAGCCGCCTGGACCCGCGTGTGGCGCTCACCGACAAGATACAGGGCGCGATTGCGGGAGCGATTGCCGCCTACTCCGGCACCTTCGGCTGGACCCTGTGCTACTCGGCCAGGAACAACGCGCTGATGCTGAACGTGCCCGTGGCGGTGGGCGAGCAGCAGCAGTACGTCATGAACACGATCACCAAGAACTGGGGGCAGTTCACCGGCTGGCACGCCAACTGCTGGGAAGTGTTCGAGGACGCCCCTTACTTCGGCGGCGACGGCATCGTGGCCGCAGCCTGGAGTTCCGCCTACGCGGACAACGGCGCGGACATCTCCAGCAACACGTTGCAGGCGTTCAATTATTTTGATTCTCGCGGGACCAAGAAGTACTTCACCCGCGCCCGCCCGACCATATCCACGGATGGCAACCCCGACCTGTTCCTCGGGATCAACGTGGACTTCGACATCTCCGACACCACCGCCGTATTGAGTCCCGCGCCTACAGCGACAGGGGTCTGGGACGCGGCGACTTGGGATGCGTCTCTCTGGGGATCGGGGCTTATAACGACCAATAACTGGCAGGGCGTGACCGGCGTAGGTACTTGCGGAGGTGTCCGCTTCTTGACGGCCTCCAGCGGCCTTCAAATCGAGTGGGCGTCTACGGATGTGGTATACCAAATCGGATGGGCTGGGGTCTGATCCATGGCGAAGAAGCTGGTATCTGGGTCGCGCAGCGGGTCAAAGGGGCCTATTTCGCGGCACGGTCCTCGGCGCTTGGCTACGCGATTGACGGAGAAATCACCGCCGGGGTCATCTATGAGAACTACAACGCCGCCTCGGTCGTCGCGCACATCGCCGTTGAAGGGAAACGAATGTCTCCCTACTTTGTCTGGGCGATTTTCGACTACCCGTTCCGTGTTTGCGGCGTTGCTAAGATCATCTGCCCGGTTGGCGAAGGCAACATTGCGAGCCGTAGTCTGGCCGGGCGTATGGGTTTTCACGAGGAGTGCCGCCTTGCGGGCGCGCACCCAGACGGCGACCTCATCTTCTACACGCTCGCGCGGCAAGACTGCCGGTTCTTAGGAGGCCGTTATGGGCAAAAGTTCACCATCTCCGCCCCCCGCGCCTGACTACGCAGGCGCGGCGTACAACCAGGGCGTAGCCAATATCGACGCGGCGCGTGTCGGCGCTCGGCTGTCCAACCCCAACGTCATCGGCCCCACCGGCTCGCAGACGGTTACGTTTGAGGGCGACACCCCGACGATCACGCAGACGCTTGCCCCCGACGCGCTCCAGGCGCTTCGGAACCAGCAAGAAGTTCAGGCGGGGCTGTCTGGGCTTGCGGTAGGAGCCACGAACACCGCGCAGGGTGCGCTTGCGCGGCCGTTCTCCCCCACCGGACCCAGCCTTCAGACCAGCCTGGGGGGCTTCGGCGCGATCCCCAACGCGCCAAACCTCGGCCTCTACGGGCAGGCGCAGGGCGGCTTGGCCGTTCCGACGTTGCAGGGCTACGACCCCAGCGGTGTGCCTAACGCTCCCGTCTCTCCCGGCACTACCGGCCAGGAGGCGATTCTGTCGCGGCTGCGGCCCGAGATGGCGCAGCAAGAGGCGGCTACGCGCAACCGTCTAGCCAACCAAGGGTTGGCCTCGGGCGGCGAGGCGTACACGAACGAGATGCGCGACCTCACCAACCGGCAGAACGACCAGTACACTCAGGCCGCGCTCCAGGGCATCGGCCTCGACACGGCAGCGCAGCAGAACGCCTTCAGTCAGGCAATGTCCCGCGCCCAGTTCGGGCAGGGCACCCAGGCGCAGCAGTTCGGTCTTGGGGTGCAGAGCCAAGGGTTGCAGAATCAGGCGCTCCAGCAGAATCAAAACACCGCGCTGGCGCAGCTCCAGGCGCAGAACTCGCAGCAGGCTAATCAGTTCAACCAAGCCCAGCAGATGGCGCAGTTCGGCAACCAAGCGCAGCAGCAGTCGCTTGCGCAACAGTTGGCGCTCCGCAACCAGCCGCTGAACGAGATCAGCGGCCTGATGAGCGGCAGCCAGATAATGATGCCGCAGTT